CCTACGCAAATGGAGAAGTATTTATCTTGCATGATGATGACACGGAGTCATTGTACATGGGCGAGGCATTGAACCCTGACCTGATCTACGGCACCGAGGTCGGATGGCTAAAAGATATAGACGATAGGTCACGTCTCACAATCCTGCTAATAAAAAAGTACGGGCATATCACTGACACGCAATTACTATGGCGCTTTGTAGCGCTTTCAACCAACGGGCTAATTAACATGATAAAGAATGATGAATGAGGTCGTCTGCATTCAAAATCATAGCCAAGGCATTGTCAAGGAGGGGGAGATTTACCCCTTACTTGAATTGAGGCGTGGATGTTCATGTGGTGCTGAGATGTACGACATTGGAGCGACGAACAATGCCATGTACCAAACGTGTATATGTGGCAAGGAGTCTGTAAGAAATAGTAAAGTATGGTGGCTAGATAGCAGATTGTTTGCCATCCCAAATTTGGAGGAATTATATGGAGAAGTATGTGCTGAGAATGTTGGACATGGGAGTCTATAAGACTCTTGATGACGCATCGGACGTATTAAAAGACTTGTTGTCATTGACGACAAGAAAGACAGTAAAAGATTGTAAGATGAGACTACAAGTAAAACAAATATTAAATAGTTATGACATGGGATTCCATGGGACATTGTCCGACATGGTCTCGGAGTTCATGCTGATCATTAATTTAACAGAGAAAAAGAATTTAAACTACAAAGAATGCGAAGAATTATTTTTATCCTACTGCTCGGTATTGGGCAGACAAGGGCTCAAGTAGTTGAGAGTTTGGACAGCCAAGTGCTGACGTGCTTAGATACGGCGATAGGTAAGGGATGGGCAACAAGTACATACTTGAATGCTGGATACGACAAGGAGGGATTAGATTACATCCCTCCGATACAAGTGAAGAAACTCTCAAGATTGGGCGACTACTACATAAGGTGTATGTTGGACGACTACTATTACTTTGAGATAATGCTTATTAATTTTAAACTAGAATATATATTTACAAACGACAAAGATGAATAACATAATAATGAAAAGCGATAAACTATTTATTGCACGATTGGAGATGGCTATATATCAGTGTACTGATATGGAGATGGAGTTAATTAAAAGCAAGACACGGAAGGCAGAGGTCGTGATAGTGAGATTCATCCAAGCATGGCTGATGAAGAAGCACACACTGATGTCATTGTGTAGCATTGGGAAGCACTTAGGTGGACGTGATCATTCGACCATCATTCACGTCCTTAAGACAATTGAGGATTGGTATGAGCAACCTAAGATGTACGCAGCAGAGTTGAGACTACTTAACACAATAGAGAGCGAGGTACAATCATGATGCAATTATTTCAAATAGTATTATTTATATTAGTTACTATAATTAGTATCTTATCAATTATAGTTTTAACTATGGCATTAATCAGAGATTTTAAAAATAGAAGGAGAAAACAATGAGCAACAATAAACAAAGTATGAAAGATAAAATTAAACATTTAATAGCAAAAATGCTATTTGGAGAACCAATGATTATGTCTGTGTATAAAGATAAAAACGACAATAATTTTGGAGGAACTATTCACAAAAATGATGGCAAATCATACGTTAATTTAGTATCACATATTCAAGAACCTGAATATATTGGAGAAGTAAAAATTTATTTATGAGCAACAATCAATGTCAATTTGAACCAAGTACACAAACATCAAGTGCAACTATTTGCAAATGGTGTGGTCAAGAAAAAACGCAACATAATAACAAACAAATGAAAAACACAAATAATAAAGAGCAAGTTGCTGATAGCAATGGTGTTCAAACAATTAAAAATGCTAATAATATAACATTATTGGAAGCCGCAAAACCATTGATTAAGTATTTAAATGATAATTATCATCCAATGTGTACGGCAATAGTTACCCTTACAAATGTAGAAATACTTGAAGGTATTGAATGTGATAATACAAATGAGTTTATAAAAGACTAAATAACAATGGCAATAAACAAAGTATGATTAAAATAGTAAAATGGTTCAATCACGAAGTATGGAAGTACTGTTGTGGTAAATGGTTTGATAGAAGAAATGAAGAATTCTGTCCTAAATGTGGTAACAAATGAGCAACATAGATAAACAAAGTAGCGTAGACATACTATGCCAAAAATTAGCCAATAAGCTAGGGCTACAAGCAATTACATTTTACATAGACCATCAAGAAGAAATAGCAGAAGCCAAAGCAATGCACAAGGAGGAAATAGAACAAGCATTTTATGAAGGCGAAAACAATAGTGTAGATTATTTTGATCCTGAAAATAGAATAAAAGAATACGAACAATACTATAACGAAACATTTAACAAATGAAAACATTAGAGATACGAACAATCATATCACCGATCAATGAACATGATCCAAGAGCGATGAGGGTAGTATACCCTGACGGCAAGGTGGAGTTCAATGACTTTCAAGAAAACTTAAAAAAACAAATCGATGCACAACAGACCAGTATTCAAGGGAAAAAATAGCATTTACATTATTGACAATGGTTGCAAGGTAGAGAAGTTTGACAATGGCAAGGTTGTGATCTACAATACGCGCCTTGGAGGAGACTTCTATCAAAAGGTGCACCCAAGTTACTATGAGATGTATGAGAAGGAGGGCTTCGATGTAATGTCCCTACAACTTTCAATTGACACACTTAACAATTTATTGGAAAAGAATCCAAGCAGTCAAGAACTAACTAAAAAAATAAAAGACTATGAGAAAAAAATTAATTTCTATCGACCAAGAAACGATGGCAATCAAGAAAGTATTTGACTTGAGGTTCCCGTTTTGGACAAGCCTTGCGCTTAACATTGTTACCGTGGGCGTTATAGCACTTATCCTATTGAAGGAGCGTTCAATCTTAGTAAAGTATAAGACGATGATAGTGGAGAAATTGGTCGAGGACATTCCCTTGACTGACAGCGCAATCATCAGCGAGTTGACGCATTTAGGTTGTATGCAAGTGCCCGTGGCATTGGCGCAGTTTAAGATTGAGACGGGTCACTTCAGTAGTCACATTTGCAAGGACAACAAGAACATTGCTGGCATAAGAACATCACGATCTAAATTAGTGATCGGCATGAAGAATGACCACTGCGCGTATGCGACATACAGAGACTGCCTAAGAGACTATGTGGCGATACAGAACAGATACCTAACAAACATCAACCATCGCTACGCTGAGGATCCAAATTACATCGCTAAACTAAAACAAATAAGATGAGAGCGATATTTAAGTTTAACAACGGCAATGGCGCATTGCTATGCAATTGTTGTTCTGGCATCATTAAGACGGGATCAGAATTCTCTGACTACGAGATAGACGCAATGATTGGAGACAAAGAATTAGTTCCTCAGTTCTGTAAAGACTGCAAACATATTGTCAGAATGGCCATCAACATGGCACACGCATATAAAATGAGAAACTACTTAGATATATTCACAAGCAGCCAAGACTGGTGCGTGAAGAAAGCGAAGCAAGGCCTTTGTTTTTACTTGTATAATGTAAACCATATGCAAGTTCATGACATTGCTCACTGCCTTAGAATAGGCCAATCAACTGTATATAAGTACATTAAAAATTATCAAAAATTATTTAATGAAAACTTGTATTTCCGAAATTTAGTTTTAAATTTGAAACCCGATGAAAGATAATATCAACCCAACACACTATAAGCAAGGAAAAATTGAGGCGATAGATGCGATTGAATCAGCGATGGATATAGAACAATTTAAAGGATATTTAAAAGGTAACGTTTTAAAATACTGCTGGAGATACGAAAATAAAGGAGGAGTCGAAGATTTAAAAAAAGCAAATTGGTATTTAAACAAATTAATAAGCATTTGTGATGATAAGAATAAATAGCAAAATAGAATTTGTAAAGCAGCATATCAATGAAAAATTTGATCAACTTGCAATTTTGGATATCGATATGGAAAAAAGTTCTAAAAGCACAAGAGGAACTTTTGTAATTGTTCAATGTAGTTGTAGTGAAATATTTTCTAAATCTTTGACAGATATGATTTATCATAAAAAAAATAATTATCCTAATAGATGTAATTTGTGTTTTCGTAAAACAAAAAATAAAGATGGTGAATTATTACAGTGGAACTGGTTTAACACAACTTTACAAAATGCAAAAAGTAGAAATTTAGAAATATCTATTGACATTTTATATTGTGAAGAATTATGGAAAAAACAAAATGAAAAATGTGCACTATCTGGTATAGTTTTAACAATTCCAAAGAGAACATACTTTATAAAAGAAAACGGAAAGAAAAGTATTAATTACTCTGGTAATGCTTCCTTGGATAGAATTGATTCTAATAAAGGATATATAAAGGGTAATGTTCAATGGATTCATAAAAGAATAAACACAATGAAAATGAATATGACAGACAAAGAATTAATTGATTGGTGTAAATTAATAAGTAATTATCGGTTATGAAAGTTTACCAAAGCCAAACATTTACAATAATAAAGTACAAGGATTTATATCATGTGTACTTTACATGGGAATACACCCACGCATTATTTATTGACTATAGCATATACAATTGCTACTGGTTTATGTTTAAAGAATACCTAAAAAATCTAATATGAATACAACATTTGAAAAACTATCGAGCATCGACGTAACGAA